TATCCCTCCACTATCTGCATTTGTTAGTGAGTATGGTACTGCTGTTTCAACTACTAGTCTATTATTTACATATCCTTTATCTACTAATGTTCTATCAGTATAAGAACCTGAAAGATCTGTAGTGTAATTAGCAGTTCCATTATCTAAAATATTAAACTTTTCAGTTCCAGCTTTGAAATATTGAAATGGTTTTCCAGTAGCTGCTGATATATTTTCTAAACGCATACCTATACCTCCCACCTCATTTCTTGAATATATTCCAACTCCATTTGCTGTATTCTGAGAATAAAAACTATAAGAATTAACAGCATTGTTTGAACTATAAATACCTATATTACTACCTGTAGAAATATTACGTATTCCTGCAGAAAAAGTTCCATCAATAAGTATCCCAAACCTACCCCCAGTACCATTAATAAATATACCTGCATCATCTCCATAAGTAGCACCTCCAGCAGTTTTATTAGCAGCTACCTTTATTCCCCCTAAAGTAGTATCACTATTTACAAATGTCTTTCTTCCATTAATAGATTGATCTCCTGTAAGAGTTACTACACTTGAAACAGCTCCATTTATTCCTGCAGTCACAGCGTCAACTGTAGGGAACTTAGTTCCTGTACCATCTACTGCTAATGAGTTTTGTTTGTTTGCAGAGTTTTCTTTATTAGTAAATGTAACAAAGGCTTCTTTAGTTATGTAACCATCAACAAGATTTGTTGCTGCTGATATACCTATGGTTCCAGTTGTTGAAATAATTCCACCTGTAAGTGGAGCACTTGCAGTTATAGGTATAATACTACCTGCAGGTCCTTGAGCTCCAGTTGGTCCTTGAGAACCAGTAGGTCCAATAGCACCTTGAGAAGCCAATAATGCCCAATTGGCTGTAGCTAAGTTTGGAGGTTGATTGTTAGATGTAGCTAGTATACAGAACCAAGAAGCACCAGCATATCCTACAGCATCATCTGCAACATAAGATGTTCCTGAAACCCATGGTCCACGCCATTCTAATCCAGCAGGTCCAACAGCACCATCTATTCCAGGGATTCCTTGTAGACCTTGCGGTCCCATTGGACCTTGAGGTCCTACACCTCCACTACCACCTCCACCTGAGTTATATGCTACATTAGTTAAATATCCTAATTGTTTAGAAATAAATGATAAAAGATTTTCTTCTGCTCCCCATCCTATTTGTTTACTTGGTGTTGCCATTTTTTTATATTTTATATAATTAAACTACAGTGGTGGTTGTAGTGGTTGTTGTAATAGTATTCCTACCTATGACTTTTGTCAATTGTTCTATCTGTTTAGAAATAGTAGAAAGCAATTTAACTTTCTGACTTTGACCTATTTGTTGTGAATTTGCTCTCATTTTTTAAATTTTAAGTAATAAAATATATATTCTTATTGTATACAAAGTTAACTATTATAAATTAGTTTACAGTGTGTTGCAATTAATTAAAGTTTATAATATAGCTATTTAATTATACACTCTTATTTCTATTGATACTCTATCAGAATTTGTACCTAAGTCTAGTAGAGTATCTGGTAATTGATATGCGTAAATCTGACATTGCGTATCATTAACTCTTCCTATTTGTAATGCAAAAGGGCCATTACCCTCATAACTTGGTGTATTTATAACAGCCCATGTTTTATCTTGTGGAAATATACCAGTTGTAGTGATAACGTAAATCCCTCCAGCAATTCTTGTATAACTTAATGTTTCACCTAATGTATTTTCTAATACAGTAGCAACAGGTTCAAGTTCTCCGCTTTGTGATAATAAAGCTGTATACACTTTATATGTTGCTGTAGGAACAGCATAGATAGCATCTAGCTTCTCTATAACTTCTGTTAATACATTATAAGTATTGATTCCTGAATTTGGAAGATTGGGACCAGCATAGTAAACATCATCTGTAGAGATACAAGGATCACTACAGTCGCAAGCTTTTCTTTGTGGAGTAGGTGGGTAAGAAGACATATTTATACTGGTCTATATTGAATATAATAAAGTGCAAGTCCTGGTTGAACATTTGGATGGAATTCACTCTGTCCAGCAGGTGTATTAACGGTATTTACAAAAACATTTTGTCCTGCTCCTGTTCCTTTTAATCCTGTAGACTCAGAATTAAGTTGCAAAGCATTTCCACTATCTCTAGGAGCATTGGTACCATCACTTTTTCCACCTCTCACCTCACCCCAGTTCTTTACAAATGTATGTGTGTGTTTTGGATCATTTATAATAACTGTTGATGTGGCAGTGTGACTATGTGCAGGAATTTGTGGTAATTCTAATCGTACTGTATTAGCTCCTCGCTCATCTCCATAATTGTAAATAGGATTACCATTAACTCCAGGATTTGTTGGTGCTGGAATAGGAAGATTAGTACTTGGTGTATTTGTAGCTCCTACAATAACTCTTCCTCTTAAATCTGGTGTGTTATTTTGTCCATTACACATAAACACTCTAGCCCAATATCCTGTACCTGCTCCTGTATCATCAAATGTATCATTTGCAGTGGGATAACCAGCAATATTACCAGAATAAGGAATAATAGCATAAGGAAGCATTTTATCGCTAGCTAATGTTACTACTGGATTTGAACTAGTACATTGTGCAAGTAATGTACAGAATTCAGATCTTGTTACATATAATGGTAATTGACCTAATATTGTACTTACAGAAGAACTAACACTACAAAGTTTTGTTATGATAGCTTGTACAATATCATGTGTTCCAGATGAAGGTGTAACTCCTGTTAAACATTCAATTGTGTAATCTTCATCTATTATAGCAAGTGTAGCATCAATAGCATTTACTTGTTCTTGTATATCACATGAAGCTAGTATAAGAGCTTTTAAAATATCATTTAATACTATCTCTCCTTCTGAAGGAAGATAGTCTTGCACTAGCGCACATACATTTATGTTACTAAGATCTATTGTTATCCCAGAACCATTCAATGCAGAAGTAAGAAATGTAATTAAAGATTGTTCAACTACTAATAAAGAATCATTATTATTAATTCCTAATAAAGGAACATCAGCTCCTGTATATACAACACATTGATCTGAAACAGTTTCAACGCATCCATTAAAGCAATTTGTACAAGACATATTTATATTTGTTTTATTTATTTATTTATTTTATACACAAAAACTTACATTACTAACTACTCCATCATTTCCTATTTGAAAGGTTAATGTATCAATGAAATTTTGATACCATAAATCTCCTCCTGTTACTGGAGTTGATAAAACACCACCAGTATTATTAGTATACAAAATAGTACCATCAACCATTGGAAAAGTATAACTGTACACTGTAAGAGGGTAAGTGGTTTCTGCACAAGCTAATGTGCGTGAAGATTTTCCTGGTGAAGATAATAAATAAGTATGTGTGCAATCTCCTGTATAACTAACAGTTCCATCTCCCACTACTGTGTATTGTCCATCCTTTGCACAGAAAGGAAAACTATCAAACCCAGTTCCAAAACCTACTGATAAAGATCCTGCATCTCCATTACATTCTATAAAATTAACTGTAGCACTACTGAGAGGATTATTTGAACTAATTGTATATCCAAGGCAAGCTAAAGCAGAAGTAGTAGTAGTAGTGGTAGTAGAACTGGTACTGGTACTAGTAGTAGAACTGGTACTGGTACTAGTAGTTGTTGTTATCTCTCCTGTATAACCTTCTAAATTACATTCAACATCACGTAATGTTATATCAACAGAACTAATACAATCTTCTTTAGATGTAATTCTAACTGTAATTGCATTGTCTGGAACAGTTGTTGAATATCCTGCTACTAATAAATCTCTAGATACATTTTCTTCAAAGGGAGTATCATATCCGTCTAAATTAGAATAAAGATCAAATGGACCTGAATCTACTCCTGCTGTTGTTAATTGTAAGAATACTATCATTTGGTTTTATTTTATTAATCTTTTATTAGTAATCTTGTACTAGTCTAATAGACCTACCTACTTTTGGGTCTTGTATACCTCGGTCCACACTTTGACTATCATAAACTAAAGAAACAAAATATGGATATCCATTAGGACTATCTCTTTCTGAAGTCCAAAAAGTAGCCAGATTACCTAATATACCAAAACCAATTCCACCAGCGCCTATGCCACCGCCTCTATACCCTCCTGGAAGACCTGTAAAGCCACTAGTATTATCAGCATTTGTATTAGGAGTGTTCCACAATCCAGTTCCTGCTTGTATTGTACCAGTAGATTTTAAGTAACGTCCAGCTCCTAGATCCCCACCATAAATATCAAATAAGGCTGTCCATTCTCCATCATTAGGAACATGATATCCATCTGGTGCAAGTTTTTTTCTTAGTAAAGGGTCAAGTCTTGACGCTTCATCATATATTCCTTCTACTGCCCAAAAGTTATATAATCTACCATAAGTAGCACAATTTGCAGGGTCGTTGTCAAAATAACACCAAGCTCCTGTTGTTAAGTTATTCCATTCATTTTGGTCGGTTACTTCAGGTATTGGAGTACCATCCCTATAAGTTGATATAGCTAAATTACAACCTGTCCATATATCTCCACCATAATTTAAATTTGGAATTGAACATGTTGAACAAGAAGTATTGAGAGTAGTAGTACTAGTTGTTGTACTAGTTGTACTAGTTGTTGTACTAGTTGTAGCATCTACTGTTAGAATTATAAAATTATTACATAGCTCATTAACAGATCGCACTTCAATACTTGTTGTACCATCAGGAACAACTGTAGATGTATATCCTGCTAATAAAACACTTTTTTCTATTAATTCTGCAAATGGGTCTGTATATAAATCAACATTTGAATATAAATTAAATGGACCTGTGTCTATATCAGCTACTGTTAATGTTATTAATAATGTCATTTTGTTTGATTTTATACAATTATAATACCACTGCCTGTAAATGCACAGTTCACTGTTGTAGTTGTTGTTGTTGTAGGTGCAACATATATACAAGTACTTTTACAGTTTAATGTTAATCTTATCACCTTGCTCACAATCTTGTCCATGCATACATCACTTAGGTAATCAGGATTACATTGTTTGTATGTAAGGATTCTTTTATACGCCAAAAGTTGAATCATTGCTCCAGCAGGAACAACTTGATTCAACATAAATACAATATTGTTGTATAGACCATTAGCATATTCTGCTAATTTACAATCTATCTTTTTTAATAAATCAGGAATGTTTGCACATTCAGGACAATTAGTTAATCTAGGTGTTAACATATTTATTATTTTTTAGCTGCGCATGTAGCACATTGTCCATTCTTCAACTGACATCCACATCCTACATTAGCTCCACATGAATTACATTGTGCCATAATTAATTGAAATTAATTTGATAGTTGTTACCTGAACAACCACAATTGGTTCTTAAAAAGTTATTTAACATATTATCTGCTTGAGTGTACAATTTATTTGCTTCATACTCTGCACAGTTGTTACCTGCAGCAATTGCTCCTTGTATAAAAAAGTTGATTGCATTTAACGTAACAGTAGATTGTGTTTTAATTGCACCATCACATTCCATTAAATCTAATTGAAGAAAAGCTCTATCGAACTTCTCTTGTATTCTCTCTGTACGCATTATTGTTCTCTCTACATAATTTAAATATGCAGGTGCTACAGTGTACAGTAATCTATATATTCCATCAGGTAGAGGTTGTTCGCTACCCACTTCAGTAATCCCAAGATTTGCAGTGGTGTATAAATTAAATGCATTTACATCAAATGGTAATGTTGTATCACCAAATCCAGGAACAGTTATCTTTATAGATGGGCTCTCAACATCTGGTGGATCTGTTGGATAGGTTGAAGCGTCCATCACTCCAAGTGAAAATACATTATATGTAGGTACTACAAGTATATCTAATTTTAAATCTGCCATGAGTTTGTTTTTGAAGGTTAATAAAAAGGGGAGAGAGTGTTTTACTCATCTCCCCTTGATACTAGGAATTTATTATTCTCTACTTATCCTTAAGGAATGTTAGTAGAAGATGTTGTTGTTGTACTAGGAGCAGCAGTTGATGTAGTAGTAGTTGTGATTACACAATTAGGATCATTATCTGTAACATCTCCTAAAGCAGCTTCTAAGATTGCTTGGAAACTAGCAGTAAGATTATTTCCACCTTGAGGGATAGCAATAATCACTGTAGAATCTTCCATAATATAATCACCCCACTGATAAGCAGACTTATCATATTCATTGAATTTAATATAGAATGAGTTATAAGTAGCATCTGCAGAAACATAAGACTCAAAGTTCTCATTGTAACCGTTCATTCTGTAAAGGTGTTTCAAGTAACCAGCTTGGTAGCTATAGAAGTTTTTCTCCAATTGGATAAATTCTGCAGCTTGTCCTGAAGCATAAGAAGAACGTTGTGTGATAACAGAGTTAGCAACAATGTTACAAGAATCAGCAACAATAAAGTCAGCAGTGGTAGCTGGACCAGCATATACAAAAGTTCTGAAAGTCATTCTGTCATATTCAAAAGGGAACGCAGCAATATCACATGGTTGTCCATATACTGTTAAAGGTTTTCCTGTGATACGTAGAATAGTTCCACCTACATTTTCAAATGTGTAGAATTTATTCAAGCTAATGTTGTCAGGATTGATACCAGGAGCTTGTGCAGTTAATTTTGCAATCAACTGATTGATCAAACCATTGTCATCAACATCAGTACATGGATCGTCCCCACAATCACAACAAGGTGCTTGAATAGTTACTGAACGTGTAAATCCGTTGAAATAAAGAGTTCTAAGATAAGAACTGTCAGCACGAAGTGTAAGTGTGATTACATCACCACATTGTGCAGAGAAGTTAGTTACATCAGTAATTTGGTTTGCCGCAGTTGGGCATCCTGTTACTTTGTACCATTCAGTTACGTTAGCACCTGAACCAGCATTTAATTTACCTGATATCTTATCAGATCTTTTTGATGCTTGAAGATAAGTGTTTTCTCTACCTTGTGCAACGTAGAAGTAAGGGGAAGCAGCAACATCCGCAGAAGTAGCTACTACATAATTACTTTTAAAAATACCAACAATACCTTTAGTAAGGTCTTGAGTTGATGAACCAGAGCTAGGGAGCGCATCTTGCCCTACTGGAACCACGAATAACGTGGTTAATGAAAAATCAGCCATTGTTTATTTATTTAAATTAATAGTTTATTCGTTTGTTTGTATTCTGAACTGCGCACTTTGTACTGCAGCAGAGTTTTCAGTATACATTGCTAGATTCTGAACTGTAAGATCTAGAAGTTCATCTTCTAAATATGTTTCTAATTCACAATCTGTATTAATAGATGGAAGTCCATCTAACATTATATATCCTGTTTTATTTATATAATTAGGATAACGCATGTACATTATGTTTACAGTGATTGGTGTAAATGTTCCATCTGTAAATACACTTATTTCATCAGACGCAAGAATGTTAAATGTTTCTTGATATTCAAATGAAGGTCTGTAATGATCATTATTTAATATAAATTGAAGATCACCATGTTTAGCAAGATCTCTATTGATCCAGATTTTTCTATTCTCACACCTTCCTTTATCTGCTAGTAGATAACTATCTACATAAAACATATATTTTGGTGAAAGCTCATGAACATTAGCAACCCATTGATTTATATTTGAATCCTTTAATGTTAATGTTAAGGGTTGATGACTGTAATCCATTACAAGACTTTGTAAATCTTCGTAACGTTTTTTAAATGAATCTTGCCCTAATCCACTAGTAACACTTATACCATCAACCTTTTGTTTTATCAACTTAATCTGAGCCTCATTCAAAGCTAAGATCTTGTCTTCTAATTGAATCTGTTGGTGCTCATTAGTTGATAGTTTATTTAGTCTTTGATCTACTTTATATAATAAACTATCTACTGGGATCATATGCTTTTATATTTTTAAAACTAGCTCCTTAAATAGCAGCTAGTTTTTTAGTTTTTAATTTACCTTCTAATATCAACAACTCATCTTGGTTATCATCATCAGCTAAGAATCTAACTAAGTCATCTTCATCTTTTGCTATTTCATATTCACCTTCATATATCTTACCATTAGGTTTA